ATTGAATTTACACCGATTTTATTTGAAAATGTCCTTAACAAGATCTAAGAACAAAGCAAAATCAAATCCCGCGGATGCTCGACGCGTTAAACGAAGCAAGCGAAAGACGGTTAAATATGAGACAAGTTCTCTAGCCAGCACTAGTAATGTTGGTTCCGCCTCTGCAAAGTCATCGGACTTTGGGAGTCTTCTTGATGTTACCCCATCAGAAGTTGGAAGTATAGAGTCAATCCTCGAAGACTTCCTTAAAACAGAGGAAACACCCACCATGGTAATGCCATTTGTGGTGAATGACAAATTAAACCTGAAACTAAGAGAGAGATTTCCCCAATTGCGTATATCTGGTAAGGATAATGGATACAGACATTTACACCCTTTGAGCGCAATTGAACGAGTGATTGCTGAGGAAGAAGCTTTATTTACCCTGAAAAAGCTGGGCTGCACCAATATTGTTGATGTTGGTGGGAACGTCTTGCGACATCGGGATAAATGTAGGGCTATACATTCATGCAATCCCGTGTTGGGAGAACGGGACTACAACCGCCGAAAAAGTTATATCAATGTATCACAGGTATTAAATCCTGAGTTATCGGCAAGCGCGTATGTAGTGAATGACGACACTAAGAGAAGTTGTGTGACGTGGTGTAAATGCGACGTCTTGACTTGTCAATGTGTCAAACCAGATGCCTATTTGATGGTGCATTCTGGGTATTACTTTGAGCCAAAACAGATATTGAAGTTGGTTGATAGATCGGAGAAAAACACTGTTGTAATGACAACCCACATCTTTGATAAGATGGTAGGGAAATTTCATTTCAACGGTGACTATTATGAAAGTCAATATGAGATCGACGAGACTAATAATGTTACTATGGCTGTAAAAGGAAATATGAGTTGTTACTCACATCAATCCAACCAATGGTTAAGGGCACACTATTTTGAATTTAATGGTAGTGCTATGGCATGGGATGGGCGTATTGTGGGAGACACTTATGTCATCACTTTTGTAAAAGCGAGCGTTGGAATGAAAAGTTCCTTTTCTAGTAAATCTCTCCCTGGTTCGACAACGGACCATTTGCATTTTGGAGAGGTAACTATTGACAATAATGATCCTAATTACGCAGTGTATAAACATAAATCGGGTTGTTTATGGAGCCTGGGCAGTTATCTTTGGGTTCGAGCCAAAGAATCGGCCGCCTTAGTTCCTAAGGACTTGATTGATGTAGTGGCACGCCACATGATCGGCAAGAAACGCAATAAAGACACTTATCAAGAGTGCCGTGCGTTTGCCATTCGTGAAATGCGTGACGCGAAGTATGAGATGTCTGAGCACATGCGTACAGTTTCTATAATTCATGTTGTCAATATTGCATTTGTATATTACCTCGAGTTAGAGATGGTTACTCTTAACTCTATGTTACACGAAAATGATAAAAAATTTGCATGGTATGAACGTTTGTTAGGTTTTGATAAGATTGCATATTGTGGTGGGTGTTGTTTGGATTCTGGTGAAATTGTTGATGTCCGGGAAGAGTATAATGCTAATAATGGCAAGTCTTCATTAATAGAAGGCATGCTGACTCGGGGTTACAGTGAAAAAGTGACCTGGGACGGTGTCAATATACGTAAGGAGGTTAAGGCTATGCGCCAAGGAGCTACCATGGATGTGGTCTCCGTTCCTTATCGTCGAGACACAGCAACAAAGATGTACCAGATAGGCTTGGGCTTTGTGGATCATATACCAGTGGTTCCTCAGTCCAATCAGTCTAATGAAGTTCTTGCGGTGTGCAATAGGGCACTTCAAGAAACTCCGTCACCTGATGAGGGTGCTTGGAATAAGATTAGTTCCGATATTCTTGAGATATTGAAATACACGTGGTCTGCGGGGAAGGATGAAAACATTGCCGCCTGGTTTATCATCCCAGAACCCTTTGAATTGTGGAACAAGTCTTTTCCTCCAGGTCGTAGAAAACAGCATGAAAAGGCGCTTAAAAACTACCTGGACGTTGGACTGAAGGAGAGTGACTTCGTTAGAAGCTCTTTTGTGAAGGTTGAAACTTATAATAAAGGAGGTATCTGTGGAGCCGAGGACTTTGATCCTAGGTTGATACAAGGAGTAGGTCATAAGGCTAATGTCTTGTTGGGTCCATGGATGTCATCTTTTAATAAGTTCCTCAAGCAGCGATGGAATAAGTGTAGTCCCATCGTCTATGCGAGTGGTATGAATGCCGAAGATATAGGGGATTGGATGGACCTTCAGTTAGCGAAGTCCAATAATCCATTGTTCTTCTGGTGTGATTATAGTAGATATGATTCAACTATCTCGCCACAGGCTATTCAACTTGAACAACGAATTTATGAGTTATGTGGCTTGACAAGCCATCCCGATGCCATGAAAGTGTTTAAGGCACAACGTGTTACCAAAGGATACACGAAGAATGGTTTGAGGTATAAAGTCAAGGCCACCAGGAAATCTGGTGATCCTAATACGTCGTGTGGTAATTCCTTAATCAATGGAATCACGGCTTATTATGTTTTGACATCGTATGGTATCAAAATTGACAATATATCGATAATTGTTCTAGGGGATGATATGCTCTGTGTTATTCAACCGCATGACAATAAACTCGCTAACGATGTTATTTATGGAGATTTACCCAGCTATTATTCCGAGTATATGAGTAAACTCGGATTTAAGGCTGAGTGTGGAATCAGTAAGAACTTGTGGGATGCAGAATTTTGTTCTTCATTATTTTGGCCGGTTGAGGACCCTGTGAAGTCCGATGGCCACGAGATAGTTTTTGGTGATTTTACAAGTGGTATACAGCGACATGTTTTGGGAGCTAAACCAGGAAGGTTACTGCCAAAAATGGGATTTTCAATAAGGAGTCTTACACCGATTCAGGTGAAGGGTGCTATGATTGGCTATGAGTATAATTATAATCATGTCCCTCTCATTGAGCAATACGTCAAGTTTATGATGTCAAAATTGCAAGATGTGAGTGGAAGAAGGACCATAGATCCATATAAGATTCATACATTGAAATCCCATGATATGTGTACTGAAACTACTATCTTCTTTGAAGCCCGCTACGGAATACCACTATCCGAAGCGTCCAAATTGTTAGCTAGTTGTCTCAAGGATGCAGACAGGAATTCTCTTATCAAATATTCCATAATGGATATTTTGATGGAGAGAGACAACTAGTGACTCAAGACCGACCATGTCGATAAACTGGCCATCCGCAATGATGTTAAACTAAGGCGGGGTAGAAATTTATATATATTGAATTATACGATTATGACTACAAAAGCTAATGCCTCGATGGCACCGCAAACGACGACAAAGAAAAACAAAAACAACAACAACAAAACCAAACGTAAAGTGGGAGGTCTTCAAAAGATTTCTAAAAAGGTTACTGAATCTTATGCGCTGGCTAGGATTGATCCTTTTCATCCTGGCGCTGCTGGTGCACGGGTTCCCGATGAGTTCTCTGGGCACACTACTACAGCGACTTTGAAGACATCTCTTACTATTACGGGTGCAGCCACTATGGATGCAATTATTTTTCCGAATTTAAAATGTCCCATTCTATCGACTACCGGTAGTATTTCTGGGGGTACCACTTTTACCTTTCCAGATAATACTGCTGTTACGACTGCGACTTGGGGATGGAATTCAGGAAATCTTGCTGGCCGTATTGTTAATTATCGAATTGTGGGTATGGGAGTAAGAATTACTTCCACTTCCTCCATGACAAATGCGCAGGGACGGGTTGTAGTAGCAACCCTACCTCTGGAGACGTTTCTCACATCCAAGACTTTTAGTCTTGGTGGGGTTACTGCTTCCACTAATGCTTCTTCCACTCCCCTTGTTACATTACAAGGTTGGGGTATTCCTGCTTCTGGATCTACTGTTAATGCTGGTTATCTAGCTGAATGTCCTGATGCAGTTGTCATTTCCATGTTGGATCTTTCTGAAAATGATTATGATATTGTTCCCAATTTATGTTCAACTTCAGCGTATCAACTCCGCAATTCTGATGATAGATATACTGGCTTTGAGATGGCTTACCAGGCAACAACTGGTAACTCAGGTGATGGTTCTTATTTACATGTCAATGGCTTCGAAACCGTGGTTATTGCTGTTGATGGGGCTACCACTACATCTCCTGTTGAAATCGAAATCATCTACCATATAGAAGGTTGCCCATCTACTACTGGTGGAATCTCCTCCGGAGTTTCATCTATCCTACCTCCATCAACACAGCGTTCACCTGTAAATCCTCGTGAACTTGACCGAGTGAATGTTATTGCTGCTATTGCACCAGTTGTTCGCAAGGCACTTATTGGTGGAGCTGCCACTATTCATCCACTTCTTGGCAAGTTTGCAGATGCAGTGTTCTAATCTAGCTTTCTACCTCGTGTTGCACATTCGTTAATGTGTCTGTAAGTCTTACTGTACAGTAAATAATGTAAGGAACTTGATGACCCCATCAGTATATGGGCGAG